ACTCGTTACCGATGCACAGATAGAAAATGTAAGAAATGGAACAATATTAAGGTTGTGTTTAGTGATGCTACAGAAGAACAGTTAAGATACACATTTCCTAAAGAGACAGAGTAAAATATAGTTTGGTATAATAAATATAGAAGCAAACAGCACAAAAGCTTGTTTGAAAAGCGTGTGAGAGCCGCTTCTAAAAGTAACATTAACAATATAAAGGTAATAAGCCCATGAGCAAGAAAAAAGACTTGGCTCAGTCATCAAAGTTTAAGATGAAGGCTTTACCCCTTGAAGGTGAAAGAAAGATACGAGTAATCGCAACCTCTCCGACACTTGATAGGGACAAGGAACATATTGACTCAGATACTATTCGAGTGCCTCTTAAAACAGGTGGTTGGAAATATCTTAAAGATATGGACTCCTCAGATGTGCCAGATATACCGCTACTCGTAGACCACTGGTGGGATATTGAGAAGCAAGCTGGCTCATTAGAAAGCATCATCATAAATGATGAGGGCAAGACCGAAGCAGTCGCAAGTCTATCTAGTGTAGACAATGGCGAACGGGTGTACACCTTAGCTAAAGAAGGACATCTTGGTAATTCATTTAGTATTGGGTTTAGTCTGATGGATGCAACATTCGCAGACAATACTTGGTACAACATTGAACTTATTGAGTTATCCGCTGTAGCTAAAGGCTCAAACCCTGATGCAAGACTGTTAGAGGTCAAGAGCATAAAGGAGAGTTCTATGTCAGATGCTGACAAACTCAAAGCCGAGATTGAGGCGAAGCAAAAAGAGCTAGCTGAAGTCGAAGCGCAAGAAGCCGAAACTAACGAACCTGAAAAGGAAGAAGTTAAGGTGGAAGTAGAAGCTGAAGTAGAAACTACTGTTGAACAACCTGCTGAAGAAGTTGCTGAAACTGAGCAATCAGAAGAGGAAACTGAAACACAGGAAGAAGCAGAAGAAGAAACTAAAGCTATCGAGAAAAAAGATAATAAAGTAAAGGAAACTAAAACTATGAGCAATAAAGACATTGCCGCAGAACAGGTGAAAGAAAAGGCTGTGCCTTCTCAACCATCTGAAGCTGTAAAGAGTATCTCAAAGCGAGACGCTCGTAAACTGATTGTTAAATCATTTGCTGCACAGTATGAAGGAAACGAAAAAGCTGTTGCAGAACTTGATAAAGAAATGCAAGGTGTTAAGGTTATCAATGGCACAAGTGGCGAGCCACTATTTGTCCCTGAAATTCTAGCAAGCGATATCCGTGACCGATATGAGATTGTTGGAAATGTAGGTTCATTGGTAAACCGCATTGATATTGAAGGTGCTGAAACGTATCGTCAATTAGTAGAAACTGCTGGTACAGGATTCCAGCCTGTAGCACTTGGTGGCGTTAAGCCTGAAGACCAGCCTGTATGGACTAGCGTTGTATTCGAGCCATTCGAGTGGGCGCTTATCGTTGCATGGCTTGATGGTGTTCAGAAGCGTTCACCAATCGCTGTATACAACCAAATCGTACGTTACATTGCCAAAGAGTACCGTAAGCTTGAAGATAAAATCATTCTTACAAACCCAGCTCGAACAGTTGGTGGTGAAAGCCGACCTGCAACAGGTCTTGTTCCTCGCCTATCTGTAAGTGGTCGTAACGACAACGTACAAAGCTACGCTGCAAAAGATGTGCTACCAGCACTTGCTAAGGCGTATGGTGCTATTGAGAGCGATGAAACAATCACTCTTGTAGCTAACCGTGCAACTTGGGCACGACTTGCTGTAACTATGGACGCTAACGACAACCCTATCTTTACGGTTGTTGGTAATCAAGTTACTGTTGGTGCGCTTGGCTCATTCAACGTTGTACTTAGCCAAGAACTTGGTGAAGGTGAAGTTGTTATCGGTGCATACGATGACTACAACCTTGTTACTCGTGGACAACTCGCAACACTATTCAGCCGTGAAGCAACTGTTGGTTCTTTGAACCTATTTACACAAGATGCTAGCGCATTACGTGCAGATGTTGACATCACAGGTGGCCCAGTGTTCATTCAAAGCTTCTACTTACTAGACTTCGGTGTAGCAAGCTCAAGCTAAATATAAAAATAGGAAGGGGTTTAACTAATGGATAAAACACAATTAGAAGCACTATTGGGGCGACCCCTTACTGAAATTGAAGAAGATAATCTTCAATTGTACCTTGACATAGCATACGAAAACCTAGATGACTTACTCTGTACTACTATTGATCCAGTCACAGAGACGAGGGTATTTGATACTAGAGAGGGATATAGCACAGCTTTTATTGGCATATTCAGGAGCTTATCGGCGGTCAAGATTAACGGTGAAACTATAAGCACCGATGACTACTCTGTTAGGCAATGGGACAAGAGAAATGGAAGCTGGTATAACTCGATCGTATTAAATAGGAAGTTTACCTGTGATGAAGAATTAGAGGTAACGGGTGCGTGGGGATTTGCACACGTACCGAGTGATTTACAAGCTGTTTTAGCTGGATTATTCGCTCTTATATCCAAAAAGAATAAATATGACGGCACTCTATCGAGTAAACAGGTTGAGGATTTTAGGATAAGTTTTAATACCGATGTTGATTTAGATGAGGCGTTTTATGATACCTACTCTAAAACTATTAGCAAATATAGCATTTGTGATATAGGCGACATTCAACATGGGAGAGTATGGTGCTAGAATCTCTTATCGGTCATGGCATACAATGTCAGGGCAAGGATTATGAGATTGTAGGCGTAACTGGAGGTGATGCGTATTCAATCGGTGGTGTCGAAGTCTTTGATGTCTTTGATTTAAGTGAGTATACCTTCTTAGAGATAAGCAGAGGCGGCATAACAGGAAACACTATTGAGGATACCTACACTGCCTATGGAGTATTTAAGCTCCGTAGCGGCTTTATACGAGGCGAAAATAGTGAGAATGTAGAACAAGGCGCAACCTTGCATATACGTCCCACAGAAAGCTTCTTAGAGGCTCAGACACCAAATCGTGAACACTATACACTAACACTTAACCCGACAGACTTTTCAGACTATTCAGGAGGTTCATCATGAGTCTTACTGTAAAAGTTAATATGAAGCCTGGCTGGGATAAGAGGATTGAAGCGAGCCTAAAAACTGGCGTATTATCTATGATTACTGATGTGCAGCGACGCTCGCATGCTCTAGCTCCTAAATTAACGGGGGCTTTAGCCAGCAGCGCAGTTATAGGCACAGTATTAAATGGATATAGCCTCACTTATGGCTCTGGTAGAGTACCGTATGCAAGGCGCAGACACTTTGAAAATAGAAAAAACCCACAAACAATTGGGTATTTATCACGAGCAGCCGAAGGTGTTGCACGAGGTAATATCGCTAAATATTTTAAGGTTAAAGTATGATAACTCTACATATTGCAAAGCTATTAGAAGATGAAGGGTTCGGCATAATCGACCAAGATTTATTCTGGGAAGAAATGCCGCTTGATTCAAACGGTAACGCTAGAGACGGAATATGGATTGTCACAAGAGGCTCTGAGCTATCTCGTAATGGGACTAGAACACAGGACTTCGATATCTATAGTAGAAGCTCTAACAAGATTACTGGCTCTAAGAAACTTGAGGATATATTGGAGTACATTTCTGAATCTTATGACGATATTTGCGAGCTACCCACTGTTCCACCTTATTCACTCACACAGTATTACGATGTGCGAATAACACCTGTATCAGGCATTGAAAATGTCGGGTCGGATGAGCAGGACAAAGTAGTACGAGTGATATCAGGTGAAGTTAAATATAATATACAAAAGGAGAATAGTTAAATGAACTATGAACTATCAGGAAAGGTTGACGTAAGTATTAACGGCGTTACTATTCCGTCTTCATTACTTAGTGGTGATGATGGTGTTGTAACTACACTTACAGAAACTGTCCGAGAAATCAATACAATGGCTGGTACTGTTCGACAGGCAACTGGTACATACGAGGAAGCAATGTCTGTTTTCAGCGTAGTACTTCCAAATATGAACTACCTAAAGAACATCTTCCCAGACCTTTACACCGCATCTAATGACCGCCCGCTTGTTGCTGGCCGTGTTGCGTTTGGTGGTGATGATTGTACTGAACGAACCAATACGCCAATGGTTATTCACTACACATGCCAAGATAACTCGGATAACGACATCTACATTCCTAATGGCTCTGTAACTGCGTCAGTAGAGATTACACAGAACCTTGAAGATCCTGTAGTTGTTGCTATTACTGTTCAAGCGCAGCCAGACACTGAAGGTGTATTTGCTTACGCTGGTACGGGAGACCTTGACGAGCCAACTCTATGGAATCCTGTTACTGAACAATACGAACCAGTTGGTTCATCTTAGTAGAGTGGGGATTATATCCCCACATCTGCTTTTATGGTATAGTTAAATAAATAACTAAGGAGTGGATATATGGCAGAACCAGTGAAGATTAGCACATCAAAACACATAAAAGAGGGCAAAGTAGATATTGACGGTCATATATGGACGGTTAAACTTCCTGGTGCTAAAACTGAACTGAGAATGAGCCAAGTATTCCGAGATAATAAACTCTATGCAGCTCGCATAGCAAACTTAGATAAGAAGATTGATAGCGATAAATACACTGACGAAGACCTTGATAAATACGAAGAATACAACAATAAGTTCAAGGAGTCAGAACAAGAGGTATTTGATTTCTTTCAAACAATCTTCAAAGACGAAACTGAAGATAACTCAGAAGTTAAAGAATGGGTAGCTAATACACCAACAGCAATTATTCAACTAGCTTTTGAGGATATAAAAGAACAGGCTAATAATAAAGGCTCAGGCGATGGCGGAAATGGACAAACAGAGCCGTCAAGCAGCTCTTAATAACTTATCCAAAGAAGACCTTGAAAAGGTCGAGCGTTTTCAGCAAAAGAATAGCAGCACTCCAATAGATAAAGAATGGATGATACTAGCAGAATTTGCGATGACGTTTGGATGGGACGCCTATAAAGACGCTGATAATATTACCCTAGCTGAAATGATGTCTTTGCTAGAAGCATCACGCAAAGTACAAGCCCTAAGGCACTATGAGAGCGCCCAAGCAGCTTTTATAGGTGCAGCATCAGCTAGGAGCAAAAAACCTACCACAGCCTTTAAGAAAGCTACTAAGAACATATTAAATAGGATAAAAATAAAATAATGGCAGCAACGACAGTCGGAACAATCCAAGTTATAGCTACGATGAATACTAGCAACTATGAAAAGGGTGTTAGTAAGATTGACAGCGAGAATAAGAGGATGGAGTCTTCTACTACTAGGTCGACTTCTAGAATGGGTAATGTCCTCAGCACTATGTCTAAGGTTGGCTGGGCAGCGATGGGCGCAGCAGCAGCAGCAGCTACAGGACTAATTGTTAGTAATCTTGGCAACGCTATTAAGCGGGTTGATACACTTAATAACGCACCAAGAGTATTACAAAACTTAGGATTTAGCGCTAAGGAGTCAGCAGAGGCAATCAGAGGTGTAGATAAAGGAGCTAGAGGTCTGCCAACATCTCTTGATAATATTGCGAGTTCTTTAGTATCTGTGGCTAGTGCTTCTGGGCTTGGTTTGAAAGAATCAACTGCACTGACTATAGCGTTTAATAACATGGCTCTTGCTGGCGGCAAAGGTCCGCTTGAGGCTGAGAGTGCTTTTGTCCAATTTACACAAGCTCTTGGTCGTGGGAAGTTTCAGGCTCAAGACTTCAACACTCTCATGGAAGTTATGCCAGCACAGCTTAACCAAGTAGCTAAATCACTGCTCGGTCCAGAAGCGAATGCTATGCAGCTCAGAGAGGCACTCTCTAGTGGTGAAGTTACTATGGGGCAATTTAATACTGCCGTTATGAGGCTGGATAAAGAGGGGGGAAAAGGCTTCGCTTCTTTTAGTAAGCAGGCAAGAACTGCAACTGATGGTATTGGTACGAGCATAACAAATGCAACCACGAGTATTGTACGAGGGATAGGCGATGTTATAGAAACAGTTGGTTCGGGAAATATCTCAAATGCTATAGGTAACTTCGGCAAGAACTTTGAGGGCGCGCTAAAGGGCGTTAGTAAGTGGATTAAAGATAATAAAGAGTTAGCAGAGATATTTGCAACTACAGTCTTAATTTTAGGCGGTGCATTTATAACAGCTTCAGTGGGGGTAGCAATTTTTGGGGCAGTAATGGCAGTTGTTACCTCGCCAGTGTTCTTAGTAGCTGCTGCTATTGGTCTGGTAGTGGGCGCATTGGTCTGGCTGGAAAAGAAGACTAAAATATTCTCTAATGCTTGGAATGGCATGATGGAGGCTATACAGCCAGTCATTGAGTGGTTTAAGGCTAATATATTACCTACATTGCAACAAATAGGCAACTTCATAGCCCAACAATTTATGACAGCATGGAATAATCTATCAACAGCATTTAGTGGATTGATGTCAGCCTTACAACCTCTTATGCCTATACTGCAAATTATAGGGGCTATTTTATTAGGAGCATTATTAGTACCAATTGGTATAGTAGTAGGTGCTATTGTAGGTTTTATAGCTGTAGTTACTGGAATTATTACTGTATTTAATTGGCTATGGAATGTTGCATCTACTGTATTTACTGCTATATGGAATGTTATATCCACAGTATTCAATGCAATTATGGCGGTTTATAATGCCACGCTTGCACCAGTATTTAGCTTGATAGGAACTGTTATAAAGGCTGTATTTACTATTGTTGTAGCTGTTCTAACTGCATTATTCAGTATATGGTCAGCAATATTTCAAGGTATATTCAAGGTAGTTAGTTCAGTATTTAATGCTATATGGGGAGTCATATCTCCTGTTCTGAATAAAATATGGGGCTTCATTAAGCCTATTCTTGATAGGATTGGTAATACTTTCAAAACAGTATTTAATAATATAAAAAACTTTGTTAGTGATTCATTTAATAATGTGGTCAAATTTGTTACTAAGTTTGTTAATGTTGGCAAAGATATGATAGACGGGCTAAAGAGAGGAATAACCAACGGTGCTGATGCGGTTAAAAATGCTGTACTTGATATTGCTAAAGGCGCAGAGAAAGCTATTAAGAACTTCTTTGGTATAAAATCGCCGTCACGAATGTTTATGTCTATAGGTGATAATATGATGGCTGGATTGGCTATGGGAGTATCAGGTGGTGGAAGTGCTGTTATTGGTGCTATGAATGGTGTGAACAAGTCGTTGCTAGGTGCTACAAGTGGTTCTTTATCAGCACCTTCTATAGCACCAATATCTGCTTCAGGATTTGATGTTGATACAAGCGAGTTTTCACCTGGAGGATTTGGGAGACAAACTATAATACATAATGTTAATTTAGCTAGTGATGTAGACGCTGATAGGTTCTTACGAAAACTAAGTGGTGATCAAGAAATAACAAGTGCAGGATTAGTACCTAACCAGGAGTACATGTAATGATAGAATATAGCGTAGTATTTAATGGTAACGATTTATCACAAGTTGATGGTGTATGGCTTTATAACTATACTGCTACTGATTTACCGCAAAGAGATATTAAGATACACAAACTAGCTCGACGTTCTCTCTCGATTATTACTTCTAGTGAGTATACACAAAAAGCAATACCTGTGCTTATGAGGGTTTGCTCTGGTGGAAGGCAGGATACAGAGGCTACTTTGACGGCAATCAAGGGTCTTTTACAACCACAAAACGGTAATTTAGTGGTGACTCAAAGCGATATTGAGGTTCAATATACAGCTACTATGAATGAGTTTGATATTGAGTGGGATAGATCAACAGCCTATGTTACTATTATTTTCTTAGCATCAACTCCGATTGCGACAGCAACCGATAGAGTAACTTTATTTAACTTTAATACTACAAATCCATCGGCCACTGCCAGCTTTACTGTTGATGGAAGCTATCTAGCAGAACCGTATATTACCGCTACTATAAATTCAGTCACTGGAGCAACTAGCCAATCAGTATCAATCTTTAATGCATCGACTAATCAAGGTATAACAATTACAGATACATTTACCAACGGTGATATAATAGAAATAGATATCCAAGAGCTTATCGTAACACTTAACGGAGGAGCAATAGACTTTGAAGGATTATTCCCTACATTCCCACCTGGAGCGCAAACGGTTGGGTATACTGATACGTTCTCCACAAGGAATGTCGATATTAACGGCGAATATAATATAAGGATTGTATAGGTAAAAATATGGCTGTATTCCCATCAACTACATTTATAACAAGTGTTCTTAATTTAATAAAGAATGACACACCATACCTTGCTTTGTATACTTCTAATCCTGGTGCAGGAGATACAGGAACAGAGGTAACAGGCGGTAGCTATGCTAGGAAGGCAATAACATTTGGCTCTATAACAAGTGGATCTATGAGTAATAACTCTACTATTACATTCTCTGGTTTACCTTCTGCAACCATCACCCACTATGGGATTAGGAATGCTTCTACATCTGGTGATTTATTGGTATATGGAACATTAAATTCACCTGCTGTTATTGTTTATGGAGACCAATTACAATTTTCGTCAAGCAGTATCACAGTTAATCTTTCTGGGAGTTAGTAATGGCTAGCACAGGCTGGTTAACTCCAACTAGCACAGGGTCGCCAAATAATGATTGGGCGGCTTTCGGAGACCCTACAAGAGCTTTTGTTGAGGACGATATTTTAATAAGCGTTAATGGTGCATATCAAGATTATGCTGATTTTAGCGTTCCGACACTTCTATCTGGTACGGTAATAGATGGCATACAGGTGAGGACAAAGGGTTTAGGTTCTGTTTCACCAACCCCTAAATGTGGCATAGAAATATCTTGGGATGGTGGCACAAACTATACAAGCACTGGTAAGCAAACCTCACATTCTGGAACAGATAAGGGTCTTCCGTTTTTTTCTACTGTTGGAGGGGCGACAGATAAATGGGGCAGGACATGGGCTAACACAGATTTTACTAACTCTAATCTTAGAGTAAGGCTGAGTAATGCTGTATCAGTTTTTGCAATAGATGTTCTTGAGATAAACATACATTATACCTATATTCCTTTAACACGCTCAATTTCTGGCACACTATTAACGTCTGGGGATGTTATAAGAACACTATTCGCTGAAAGAAGTATAAGCGGTAGCTTAATATTTAATGGTGGGGCTAGAGCAACTGTTCTATGGCAGGTTGAAGATATATCTGGTAAAACATATTTATATAAAGTTTATGATGAAGATGGTTCTTTTATAGAGGTATGGAAAGATGTTATAGATGAGCCTAATTTTACCCATGAAATAAATTCTATTGGCTCTAACATGACAGTAGAACTAGCAAGGAACTCCGACTCTTTAGGAACAACAACAGCTCCACTAACAACTGAAGATTCTCAAAATATAACGACTGAGGGCGATGAAAATATATTGGTGACAACAGAGTCAAGAAATCAGATTGGCGATGGTTCTTCTGTAAATTATAATAACCGAGTTGATATAATGGCTTACTATGGCGAAGTAGCACCCCTATTAACTGAAGATAGTGAGATTATAACTACTGAAGATGAAGAAGACTTACTTGCTGAGATTGGTTCGCCAAGCGGCAGAAGAATATTTACAGGGTTTATTAGTGATATAAATTCAAGATATGGAAATACTGAGACCACAGTAGTGCAACTTACTTCATATGGATATGACCTTGATCAATATCCTATTACTAACGACTCAGATGAAACTACTGTTGCATATTCATCAGAAGACCCTTCAGATATTGCCTTAGATGCTATGGATCGATTTGTTGCTGCTTCTTCAGGTGAGAGCTATAATACTTACACATTCGCTACAAACACCTCTATATCGCTTACTGGTACAACTGTTTCATATACTTTTAGGGTAAACAGCTATAAAGATGTATTAGATAAAGTGTTAGAACTAATGCCATCTAATTGGTATTACTATGTTGGGCTTGGTGATAACACAGTTTATTTTAGAGAGAGAGCAGTTAATCCGAAGCACCTATTTTATCTTGGTAAACATATAAAGGCAGAAGATGTTAGAGGGTCAATTCTTGATGTTAAAAACCACGTTCTATTTACTGGTGGTGGCGACCCTGCGCTGTTTAGAGAAAGAAAAGTAACCCCTGCTGCTAGGACAAGGCGTGGGCTAGAGATTAGAAGCGATTCTCGTGTTACTTTAGATGATTCAGCTGATATTATATCTGAGGGTATAACAGATCAGTCTAATAAAGTTCAGTATAGAACTACTGTTGAAGTCTTATCAAAACAATATGATATTGAGTCAATAACAGTTGGTGATTTAGTGGGCTTTAGAAACTTTGGAAACTATGTAGATGACTTAAAACTACAGGTTATTGGTCTGTCTTATCAACCAGATTTAGTACAACTACAGCTTGAGACTAAACCACCAACTATCAATAAGCGACTCGAAGATGTAGTTCGTAACTTAAAAGTAACAGAAAATCAAAACGCTCCAGATCAACCATCATAATAAAAAGCTTTTCTATTAC